AGCCCGCGCCAACTCCAGTGGCCGATCCGGCCGCCATCCGCGCCCAGCTGATGGCCGAGGAAAACCAGCGTCGCCAAGGCATCACCGCGCTGTTCCAACCCTTCGCAGCTGCGCAGGGCGACCTGCTGCAGCAATGCCTCGGCGACATGACCGTCACCGTTGAGCAAGCCCAGGCCAAATTGCTGGCCAAGCTGGGCGAGGGCGCCACCCCGACGCCGTCGGCTCACATCTATGCCGGCAACGGAAACGTGGTGGGCGACTCGGTACGCAACTCGGTCGAAGCGCGTATCGGTCTGGTGAAGGCCGAAAAAGAGAACAAGTTCGTCGGCATGCCGCTGGCTGAGCTCGCTCGGGCCTCGCTGGTCCACCGCGGCGTTGGCATCGCCGGCATGGACCGTATGGGCATCGTCGGCCTGGCCTTCACACACACCACCAGCGACTTCGGCCACATCCTCGGGGACATCGCCAACAAGTCCATGCTCAAGGGCTATCAAGAGGCAGAAGAAACGTTCCAGAAATGGACGTCCAAGGGCACCCTGACCGACTTCAAGCCCACCAAGCGCGTCGACCTCACCAGCTTCCCGAACCTCGGTTTGGTCGCCGAGGGGGCTGAGTACACCTACGCCACCATGGGCGATCGGGCCGAAAGCATCGTCCTGGCCACCTACGGAAAGCTGTTCTCCATCACCCGCCAGGTGGTTATCAATGATGACCTGTCCGCGCTGGATCGCATCCCGCGTTCCATGGGTCGCGCCGCCATCCGCACCGTGGGCGATCTGGTCTACGCCGTGCTTGGCAACAACCCGAAGATGAGCGACGGAAAGGCGCTGTTCCACGCCGACCACGGCAACCTGCTGACCCCCGGCGAGGCGCTGTCGGTCGGCCGTATCGACGCCGCACTGTCGGCCATGCAGACCCAGCAGGAAGGCGACGCCATCCTCAACATCATGGCCAAGTACATGCTGGTGCCAGTGGCGCTGCGCTCGACCGCAAACGCGCTGATCGGCGCCGAGTACGACCCGGCTTTGGCCGACGCCAAGGTGCCGAACCCGGTTCGTGGCCTGGTTGATGTCATCGCCGATGCGCGCCTCGACAAGCAGTCGAAGCTGCACACCTACTTCGCTGCTGATCCGGCCGTTCACGACACCATCGAGGTGGCCTACCTGGACGGCAATGAACAGCCCTACATGGAGCAGCAGCAAGGCTTTACCGTTGACGGCGCCGTGTTCAAGGTCCGCATGGACGCCGGTGTCGCCCCGATGAGCTGGCGCACCATCAACAAGGTCCTCGGTGCCTGATAGACCGCTGACCTGACCAGGCCCCGCAGGTGCGGGGCCTTTTCATTTTCGCCACCCGAGGATCTGATCCCATGGCCAAGAACTACATCCAGGACGGCAACGTCCTCACCTTCACCGCCCCAGCTGGCGGCGTAGCCTCCGGCGGACTGTATGCAGTCGGCTCGCTGGTAGTCGTTTCTCTCCACGATGCAGCGGAAGGAGAGCCCTTTGCTGGAAAGCCGAATGGGGTCTGGAAAGTGCCTGCTGCTGCTGGGCTGACAGCTGGCGCCGCGGTTGGGTTGATGGACGCTCAGGTAGTAGCAGCTGCAACCGAGGGCGCTGTGCCCTGCGGCAAACTCGCCAGCGCTGAAGCCGGCGGCTACGCCAACCTGCTGCTCATCAACTGATGAAAAGCTTCGCCAGGTCCATTGAGCGCCTGCATCGCATCGGCGCAGGGCGCTTGGCGGACTCGGTTGGCAGCTACGTCGAGTCCGGCAAGCCGCCGGTTCGCAACCTGGCCCTCCACGTCGACGATAACCTCCTGCAGAACGGACCGGAAGGCGCGTTCCGTACGGGGGCGCTCGGAGTTGGCTGGCACAAGCGCGATCTGCCTTGCGTCCAGGTTCGTGGTGGAATCTTCGAGGTGGGCGACCGCCGGTTGCTAGTCGAGGACATCATCGACGACGACGGGCACTGGATGATCGCCGCCTGCATGGAGCAGAAATGAACCGCAACCCACTCACCCTCGGCCGCAAGGCTCTAGTCCAGCAGCTGGGCACGGTCACCGTCGCCAATGGCTGCGCCACCAACGCCGGGCACAACGTGCGTACCGGTTGGTTCAACGAGGTGCTCAAGTCGGACGATATCGGCTTTCCGATCATCTGCCTGCAGAAGGGCAAGGACCTCGCGCCGAAGGCCGCCGCGGGAGCGCTGATCAAGTTCAACGGCTTCTACGTCATTGGCGCTGTCGATGTCGGGCTGGACGATTACGAAGATGCACTGGACGACCTCGAGCATGACTTGCTGTGCGTGCTCATGCCAGCCGAGGGCCAGTTCCCTCGGTGGCTCCCGCGCGGCATCAAGGGCATCACCGTCGGAGCGTCCGAGCAATTCCCGCCAGGCAAAGGCGAGCGAGCCGCCAGTGTGCTGATTCCGGTGCACCTGCACACCATCATCGAAAGGTAATGCACATGACCACCAATGCTACTGCCGCCTCGGCAGGGGGCTCGGCCGCCCCGAAAAAAACGCCGGAGCTGGTCGAGGTCACTCTCGGCAAGCCGCATACCCACCAGCGCAAGCCGTATGCCGAGGGCGACAAGCTCAAGGTCACACCGGCCCAGCGCGAAACTCTCATCGCCCGCGGCATTGTCGCCGACTCTCAGGAGGCCTGATCCATGGCAGTCCAGAAAGAAACCTTCGTCATCGGCGGCCACCTGAAAATGCGCCGCTCTGGCAGCGGCTTGCCATTTCAAAAGTGCGGCCTGGTCTCCACCATCCAAACCACCATCGAAACCAACAACCTGACTCTGGGTGATACCACGACCCCGCAGGGCGGCGAGTACGACTCTGTCGACCGAATCACTGGCGTGGGCCTGTCGATCAACTTCCGCGAGTTCTTCACCCCGGTGCTAGCCGGCATCCTCTGGGGTGATGTCACAACGGTGCCATCGGCCACTCACACCGACGAGCAGCACGTGGCCGCGGTGGACGGTACCATCGCGCTGGACCAGATGCCGCTCGAGATCGACGGCGTCACCAACGTTGTGGACGGCGCCCCTGGTACTGTCACCTTCGAAGAGTTCGATGACTGGGTCATGACCGGCTCAGGCCTCGAGGTGGTGACTGGCGGTGCGCTGGCGCAGGCCATTCTCGCCGCGGCACCAGGCACCCCGTACAGCGTCTCGGTCGACTACAAGTCCGCCGCGGTGGACGTGGTCGAGGCCCTGACCAACTCTGGTCTGGAGCTGGAACTGCTGTTCGAAGGCGAGAACGCCGCGGGTACCAAGAAGCGCATCGAAGCGCGGTTCTGGAAATGCCGCCTCAACCCCGCCAGCTCGCAGGACTGGCTCAGCGTCGATGACTTCATGGGCGCCGAGTCTACCTGCAAGGTCATCAGCGACCCCACCAAGGTCGGCACCGGCAAGTCAAAGTACTTCCGGGTTAAGAAGGAGCTGCCGGTGGCTGTTTAGCTTTGGGGAGGATGGCGCCGGCTCTGTGTTTCATGAGCCGGTGTTTGCACAGGCAATGATAGCTGTTAAGCGCAAAGCCTCATCGGAAGCGTTCGAATCAAGCAGGTCGGAGATTAAGAGAAGGTTGTGTTTGGCAGCATCAGATAATGCTGATCCAACGGGCACTAAGAGATCGCATAGTGCGCGCGCGTGCTGCGGATCGCTCATGCTAGTCAGAATGGCGGAGCGGACCACCTGCACTTGATGAGGACCATTGAACGGGGCGCTGAGCGCACGTCTTAATTTTTCTGATCGCATCATGCTTTAACGCCGAATGACTTTCTTGTTCGTTGTAATATCGGTTTTCTTACGCGACCGCCGTTCTTCCCGCTGTTTTATCCTTGCGTCCGATGGTTTCCTGCTTGGAATTACCCGAGTAAACCCCGGGCCGATCCGACTTGCCTCCTCCAGAAGAACCGACACAAATTCCTTCTGCCATAGCCACCACATCTCCACTGCAACGATTGGCAACATGTGAAGGAAAAAGTACACAATCCGGATTGAGTGAGGCCTGGAACCGCCATTGACTGTCAAAAGGAGAGTGATTGATAAAACGGTGCAAACAATGAAAGCGGAGAATAGTGCTTCTTCTTTCGCGATTTGGCGCTGAATACTGAACGGATCAACACGGTAACGTTTGGCAAGTACGAGGTCACGCCGGCGGGACGACCGCAGTAAGTGAGTAAACCATCGAATTGCCGGGGACCCCACCCGCTTGATTGTCCAATAGATGAGCGCGACGACCGCTGGGACTGTTAAGTCGTTGATCCCAGGTAAGTACCGCCCTATTTCTGCAAAGTCCATCTGCTTACTCGAGTTGATCGCTGGAGGAGTGGATCCGGTTAGCAGAAAAGTCTGCGGCTTGAATGACCACTGTGGCAAGCCCGTCCCAGAAGCAGCCTCGGCTTTGGTGCGGGCGTTTTGGTAGATTTCCGCGAAATAACGGGAGGGACCCCAGATGCAATGCCCCAAGTGCAGCTACGAACCAACAATGGCTGAAATGCAGCTCAGCCCGAATGACTGCGTCCGGTGCGGTGCGAACTACGCGACCTATCGCGCCCCGACGGCGGCTCAACGACTTGCGCGTGGCCTGAAAGGGGCCAGGACGGCGGTGGCCGAAGGTCGTGCCAAGCGCAGCGCCAATCTGTAGTGCCCGCGGTGCGGTTCGGTCAGCGGAGGTATCTCGCACACCCGAGGCTCGATGCTGGTGGAGTTGATCCTGTGGCTGTGCTTGTTGGTGCCCGGAATCATCTACAGCGTTTGGCGCATTTCATCCCGGCAGACCGTTTGCCCGTCATGCCTCAGCCCTGATGTCATTCCCGTGGATTCACCGCGGGCTCGGCGCGAGCTCGGCCGAGGCTAATTGAACCAACATCTACAACCCGCTTCGGCGGGTTAATGAGATGGTCACCCCCACACCCTGTCAGGGCTAGGCTTTGACAGGGTGTTTTATTCTCGGAGGCCATCATCATGAGCACTGCAACGCTGGTCGGCATCGACCTCGGCAAGCACAGTTTCCACCTGCATGGGCAGGACAAGGCCGGACGAGAAGTCTTTCGCAAGAAGACGACACGCCAGCAGATGATGCGATTGCTAGGCAACCTGCCGAGTTGCACGGTAGTGATGGAGGCTTGTGCGGGATCGCACTTCCTGGCCCGGCAACTGATGGCGTTCGGGCATGAGGTGAAGCTGATCTCGCCTCAGTTCGTGCGGCCCTTCGTCAAGGGCAACAAGAACGACTTCATCGATGCCGAGGCGATCTGTGAAGCCGCTTCCCGGCCCGCCATGCGCTTCGTGACACCGAAGACCGAAACCCAGCAGACGTTGTCGGTATTGCACCGGATGCGCGAGTCCCTGGTGCGTGACCGGACGAAGACGGCCAATCAGGCCCATGGTTTCCTGCTGGAGTTTGGCATCAGCCTTCCCAAGGGGCTGTCGCTGGTCAGGCGGCTGCCATGCACGCTGGGCGAGCACGAGCTGCCACCTCGCCTGGCCACACTGCTGAAGCGCTTGCACGAGCACTTCTGCTATCTGGACGAGCAGATCAGGGCCCTGGACAAGGAAATGGACAACCAGCTTGCCGCTGACGATCTGGGTAGCCGCCTGCTGAGCATCCCCTGCGTGGGGCCGATCACGGCCAGCCTGCTGTGTGCCGAGATGGGCGATGGCAAACAATATGGCGGCAGTCGTGATTTCGCGGCATCGGTGGGGCTGGTGCCACGCCAGTACAGCACGGGCGGCCGGGCCAATCTGCTGGGGATCAGCAAACGCGGCGACAAGAACCTGCGCCGGTTGCTGGTGCAGTGCGCCAGGGTTTACCTGCAGCGCCTGGCGTTCCAGCAAGGGGCTCTGGCCGACTGGGTTCGCTCGCTGCGTGAGCGGCGCCACTCGAATGTAGTCGTGTGCGCCTTGGCCAACAAGTTCGCCCGGATCGCCTGGGCCATCGCGGCTAATCACTCAGAATTTGAAGCAGGGCCAAGCGCGCTCGCCGCCTGACCCCGCGTCTACCGCTGTACCACGAAACACCCTTTCAGGTTTTGCGATGCTGAACATCCGATGACGTGAACGGCCCACCGGCCTGGCGAAGAACCTGCCCATAAAATCGGCTTCAGAAGCCGCCGGGTTTTTCAGGATCGCCAGGCGCGACTCTCATCGTGGCGCGGGGCATGCCCCATATGGACGCCGGATAGATTTAGGCAAGCCAACCACTCATCGCTGATCGGTGTTGCAGAAACGGGGGTGACCATAGATTTTTATTGCCTGGAGATTCGTATGAGCGAAAGCGCAGTAGGCAAATCGGTGATCAAGAAGGTAAGCGGTCGCAGCGTGGTTTGCAGTGAGCTGACCGTAGGGCAGGTGCGTGGGCTGTTGCAGCAGAACAGTGGCGGTGACCTGTTGGACGAGCTGCTGCTCGAGGATGTGCGGCTGGCTGACCTGCCGATTTTTACCGGCCTGCCCGCTGAGGAGCTTGAGCAGATGCTGCCCAGCGACCTTGATGTGCTGGTCGAAGGTTGCAAGGAGGCCAACCCCAGTTTTTTTCGCATGCTGGCCAAGCTGGCCAGTCTCCAGCAAACGGCCTGAAGACGCTCGACGATGTGGCATGCCGGCTGATCCGGCTGGGACACCATGGCGTGTGGGGCTATCCGTGGTCGCTGTTTCTGCAAGCACTGAAGGGGTGATCTATGGCTGACGTAGAACTGCGGCTGGTAGCGGATGTTGACCAGGCGACGAAGGGGATCAGTGCATTTAGCAAGCACTATCAGGAGCTTGTTCGCACCCTTTCCCAGCCGCTGAAAAAGATCAATGCGCTGCGGGAGCTGGAAAACGACCTCGAGCGCACCGGGCAGCAGTCGCGGCAGACGCGCGAGCTGATTCGCGACCTCGGCAACGAGTTGGCGCGACAAGCCGAACCGAGCAAAGAGCTGTCTGCCGCCTATCGCAACGCGGTGAGTGAGCTGCGGCGGCTGGAGCGCTCGGAGCAGAGTGCGCGGAACGAACTTGCTAGCCGTCGCCGTGAACTGCAAGCAGCTGGCGTTGACACGCGTAATCTGGCCAGCGAGCAACAGCGGCTTGCTCGTGAACTGGAAACGGCCACAGCGGGTGGCCGCAATGAGCAGGCAGTAGCCGGCATCCGCGCCCGAGCCGCGGCACTGGCGCAGGTAACCCGTGAGCAGCGTTTGGCGAACGTGGAGGCGGCCCGCTCCGACCTGGGCGTAAATCGTTATCGCCAGCTCCAATCCGAGCTTCTGCGTTTGCGCAGCCAGTACCAGTTGCTGCGCACCTCCGGCAACCTGACGACCCAGGAGCTGGCGCTAGCGCAACGCACCATGACCGCCCGCGTGCGTGAAACGCAGCAGGCACTGCGAGAGATGAATGCCGAGCAGCGTCGCGGTGCTGGTGCCATGTCCGGCATCGGTCTGCTGGCCGCCGGTTACGGCATGGCGCGGGGCCTGCGTGGCGTTACGAACACCGCCGATCAGTGGGTCGAGATCGATGACCGTATTCGTCTTGCGTCCGAGTCCCAGGCCGAACATGCGCAGGGCATGGAGCGCCTGCGTGAGATCAGCGACCGCACCTACACGGACATGAAGAACAATGCCGAGCTCTACATCGGCTCGCTGTCCGTTCTGCGTGGCCGCGGCTTCTCCAGTGCAGATGCGTTGGGCCTGACCGAGGCAATCGGCCTCGGGCTGGTAGCCAGCGCCGCGAAAGGGGAGCGCGCGGCTTCGGTGATCAACCAGCTGAACCAGGCGCTGCAGGATGGCGAGCTGCGTGGCGACGCTTTCAACTCGGTCATCCGCAACACGCCAGCACTGGCCGACGCTTTAGCGCGAGGGCTGGGCAAAACACGTGAGCAGCTGGCCGCCATGGCGAAGGATGGCGAGCTCACTACCGACGTGTGGGTGCCAGCCCTGATCGGCCAGGTTGATAGCCTCGGCGAAGCCGTGGAAGGCATGCAGGTAACCGTAGGCGATGCGCTGACCAGGCTGAACAATGCATGGGAGGAGTCGATCGGCAAAGCCGATACACAGCCACTCATCAACGCCATCGAGGGGCTTACGCAGGTAATCTCCGATCCGGTCGTCATGGAGAACCTGGTCGCTCTGGCGGGCGCTTTGGTCACCCTGGCCGCCACTGCCGCCGAGGGCGGCTCCGAGTTCGTTGACCTGGGCAAACGCATCGGCTTTATCGCCGCCAATGCCTCGGGCGCGATCACCGAGCTGGATAAGATCGACCAGCAGATCAAGGACCTTGATCGCAGCATGGCCGGTACTGGGCTGAACCGGACGCTGGCCGGCATGTGGTATTCGAAGGAAGAGCTGCAGGCACAACGTCAGGCGCTAGTCTCGCTGCGCGAGCTGCTTGTAACCGAGCAGACCGGCATGAACGCCGAACAGCGTGCCCTGGAGCAGGAGCGGACCGAGGACGCCAAGCGGCAGCAGGCTGAAAAGCTGGCCGATTACCGCCGGTACATTGGGGAGCTGGGGCGACTGCAGGCTGAGCAGGTGAAAGCGTCCGAAACCGCTGCGAAAAAGCTGGCCAGCGACGAGAAGAAAGCGCTCAGCGACATTGAGAAAGTCCGTAACGATCGCTTGAAGATCGAGCAGCGTTACCAGGAAGCGCTGGCTGGCTTGGGCGGCAGTGGGGAGGCATCCTACGGAGCTGCGCAGGCTCTCAAGGTTGGCGCAAAGCAGGCACTGAGTGCAGGCGATGTCGCTGGTGCGCAGCGACAGGCTCAAGCCGCGCTGAAGATGCTCCAGGATCTCGCCGCGGCTGGTGGGAACACCTACGGTTTCGAAGGGTTCATCAAGGAACTGCAGGCGATCGAACTGGCCGCGAACGACATTGAGCAGACCAACGCAGAGGCCAAGCTTCAGGCCATCCGCGGCGAGATCGCCTCGCTCAAGGAACAGGCCAAGCAGCTGAAGGACATTTCGGTCTCGGTGAAAACCGACGAGTCGACCATCGAGCAAGTGCGGTCGCAGATCCAGGCACTGGCGCAACAGCTCGGCCAGACCGAGATCGTGATGCCGGTACGCCTGCAGATGCCGGATACGAGCGGAGCAGCGGCCACTTCACCGACCACACCCGGCTTCTCCGGCGGTGGCTGGACCGGGCCGGGCGGCAAGTACCAGCCGGCAGGCATTGTCCACGCCGGTGAGCATGTGCAGCCGCAGGAGGTAGTGCGCGAGCCTGGGGCGTTGGCCTTCCTTGAGCGAATTCGTCGCAACGGCTTTCGCGCCACGCTGGATCAGCTGCGGTTGCGCGGCTACGCCAACGGTGGGCCCGTCGTGCCGGTTCCGCGCTTCGTGCCGAATGTTCCGGCGCCGAGCCCGGCGCTGCTGGAGGCGGCTGCTGGGCTGCAGTTTCCGCACCTCGGGCAGGTCGATCTCAGCCTGGGTGGTGCCTCGTACACGATGTATGTCGAGCGCGAGGTGGCCAGCGAGCTGCGCCTCGCGGCGAGGAAGATCGGCCGCACCCATCGCTGACCAAAGCCCCGCACCTGCGGGGCTTCTTGTTTCTGGAGTCTTGAATGTCCCCACCACGAATCATGCTCGGCGGCGTGCCGATCGTGCTGCATGCCGGTGCGCCCGAGGAAAGCATCGGCCCGATTGGCGGGAGCACCGTGCTGCGCATGAGTGACGGCGCCGGCGTAAAGATGCAGCACTGGAAGAAGTCGGCCGGCAGCATTTCCGGTACCGGCTGGATGCCGCCAGGCCTCGCGGGGCTGGATTTTTCCCAGCCGCTGGAGCTGCGCAGCACCAAGACGCTGAGTCACGTTGGTCCGGGCCCGACCTTCACGTTGCTCGGCACACCTCGGCCAGACGTTGCGCCCTGGGCGCAGGCGCTGATCGGTGGGCGGGATTGGGTACGGGTGCCGTGCTCGTTCGCGGATGGCGTGGTCACCGTGCCCCCAGTGCCCGGCGCGACGCTGTATCAGGCCTGCTACATGCCGGTGTTCTCGGTGTTCGCCGAGGACCCACAGGAATCGCAGTCATCAGGTACGGCCACCCATAGCTGGTCCATCCCCTGGGAAGAAGCCTAAATGCTCAACGCCTCGCCACTCAACGCCGTGCCGCTGAATGGTCTGGCCGGTGCCGCTGCAGAACCCGAATACGTCGTGCGTGGACAGTCGTTCGTGTGGGCGCTGCGCGTGTTGGTGGGCGGCGTGAACCGCACGGCGCAGCTCACCGGCAAGGTGACCGTCGACCGGGAAGAGGGCGCTGCGGGCATCGCTGGCTTCGATCTGTTCATCGCGCCAGGCGTCGCCGTAGTGCCTCCGGACTGGAAGGGCCGGGCGGTGTCGATCGACTACATCAGCACGAGCCAGGGCGAAACGACCGAGGCGCGCAAGTTCACCGGGCAGATCAGTCGTGCTGACTGGAACCCGGTCAATCGCATCCTGACCTGCGAATGCTCCGACCAACTGCAGCAGCGGGTCGAGGGCATGACGATTGCGGCTATTGATGCGCTGGTCGGCGGGCGATGGTCGGAAGATCTGTTCGAGCCGGTCGAGGGCCGCAGCCATTGGGACTATGCCAGCGAGCGCACGAGTACGCGCACCGCCAGCCTAGACTGTTCCGCTTACGGCGATCTGCGCGTGACGAGCTGGTATGCCACGGCACCGCATTTCGTGTTTGGCCCGGGCACAACGCTCTATCAGCAGATCGACCTGCAGCAATCCGACCTTGAGGCGACGACAAACCGCGTCGAGATCGAATTCAGCTACCGCTATCAACGCCTCTGGCAGCTGAACGAGGGCTACAGCTGGACTCACGTCAACGCGGGCGGCGGCCAGAGCGGGTTCTGTAACTGGCGGGTATGGGCGACCGAGCTGCCAGACACGGACATGATCGCCAGCGCCGTCTCTGGAAGCGGCCAGCAGCTGCTCGGTGGCGTGGGCGGCTACAAGCTGCCGCTGTCCATGGCCAACCCGTGCGGCGATGGCCAGGGCTGGGTCAACACCTTCGACAACCTCTGGCTTTCGGCTTCGTTCACCGGTGCGCGGCGCTGGGTGCAGAGCGTAACCGAGAGCTACAAGCTAGTGCTGTCCACCGCTGCCGGCGAGTCAGAGCTTACCCGCATCGTTCAGCGCGCGGGCTACACCGTGTCGATCGAGCGCGATCAGGCAGAGAGCTGGGGCAGCGATCCGATCCGCGCTGGCGGAACTGGTAGTCAGGACCTGTCTGACGAAGGCCGGCGCAGCAATGCAATTGCAACCGCGCTGCGTATTGGTCAGGCGAAGATTGTCGGCGCTCACCGGGAGACGACGCTCAGCTGGGATGTCCCGACCAGCATGGCGATGGGCATCGACCTGTGGCTCACGCTTGAGATCGCCGACCAGGGCGTTCATGCGGTCGGCAAATGCCGGCGCATCGTCCACCAGTTCGATCTTGGCAGCGGTGAAGCGATTACCTCGCTGAGCATTGCGATCATGCGCGGCGGCGGCGCCAGTGATGCGTTGGCTGTGCCGGCGCAACCAGATACCAGCCTTCCGCCGTTTACGTCGTCGGCTCATTTGCTGCTGGGCACCCAGCTCGGCGGCCGCCAGGTTGACCCGTATACGGGCTTCTCCATCGGTCCGTATGACGAAGACCGGCCAGGCTTCTCGGGCAACTACGACACGAACGACAACATGCCAGCCGAGTTCTACCCGCGCCGATTCCTGATCGAGTCGCGCGAGATCGGTGCTGAGTATCGCGACGAGCGCACTGCATCTGCAGAGGCGTTCTATCGCATCGGCATCCCCAACGATTTGCTGGAGCTATGACCATGACCAATGAGGAACGGCGCCGCGCCTCTGGTGCGGCCATGGAAGCAAGCCGGCGCGGAAGTGGTGCCG